AACTACTAGAGCTCGATCACGTAGAACTATAAAACTCACACCGAGTCAAGTAGCAATAGCGAAAAGATTAGGTGTGCCACTAGAAGAATATGCTAAGCATATTAAGGAGTAGAAAAAATGGTAGATGAAATAAAAACTACTGAATCAGATCGAACTCCACGATCTGCTGAAAGTCGAGATAAAATTTCTCGTCGTAAACCTTGGCAACCCCCGTCTTTGTTAGACGCACCTCCCCCACCGCAGGGCTATGTATACAGATGGATACGAGAGTCAATGATAGGGCAGAACGATCCAGCGAATATGTCAAAACGTATTCGTGAAGGTTGGGAACCTGTAAGAGCTGAAGATCATCCAGATTTTGAAGCTCCTAGTATTGATGATGGTAAACACGCTGGTGTCATAGGAGTTGGTGGCTTAATTCTCGCTAAGATACCCAAGGAGACTGTTGATGAAAGGAGAGCTTACTATCAAAACGTAGCTGACCAACAGATTCAAGCAGTTGATAATGATCTTATGAGAGAAAGTAATCAAGTGATGCCTATTAGTACTCCTAATAGATCATCCAAGGTTACATTTGGTAAAGGTGGTTCTTAATTTATATTAAGGACTTTAATAAAATTTATTTTTATAAGGTGAATTAAAATGGCAAATACAAACGCCCCAGATGGATTCACACCAGCTTATCATATGTCAGGTGGCGTAATCAGACCTTCAGAGTTTGCAATAGCAAGCGGAACTAACGCATCAATCTTCTCAGGTGATGTTGTTAATCTTTCTAGTGGTTTGGTTATCCAAGGGACTGCAACAGGCACCCCACTTGGCGTATTTTACGGTGTAGAATACCAAGCAACAGATGGTTCAGTAGTGTTTTCAAACATGTGGACTGCAGATGTTGCAACTTTAGGTGCTGCGAATGCTAAAGCATTTGTTTATGTTGATCCAGATATTGTTTACGAGGCTCAGTCTACTGGGACTCCTACTCAAGCATCTATCGGCACTACAAATACTATTAGTACTACCGCAGGTAATACTTCAACAGGTCGATCAAAAGAAGGTGTAACAACTACAACTTCTAGTGGTATTGCGACAGTAGTAGGTTTCCCACAGAAGCCAAACAATTCTATTGGTCAATACGCTAGAGTGTATGTAACGTTCCCAGCTTCAACATTCGGCAATAGCTAAAAGGTGATATACAATGGCAATTAATAGAGCTCAACTAGTAAAAGAACTCGAACCAGGACTAAATGCACTTTTTGGTCTTGAGTACGACAGATACGAAAACGAACATACTGAAATCTTTGATACAGAGAATTCAGACAGAGCGTTTGAGGAAGAAGTAATGTTATCAGGTTTCGGTCAAGCCCCAGTTAAAGGCGAAGGCGCATCCGTAACTTATGATACAGCACAAGAAACTTTCACAGCAAGGTACAGCCACGAAACTGTAGCTTTAGCGTTTGCGTTGACTGAAGAAGCAATAGAGGACAACCTTTATGACAGCTTATCTTCAAGATACACAAAAGCTTTAGCTAGATCAATGGCTACTACTAAGCAAGTGAAAGCAGCAAATGTACTGAATAATGGTTTCTCAACTTCCTTCCCAGGAGGCGACGGCAAACCACTCATGACAACTGATCACCCTACCTTATCAGGTGGAGATCAATCTAATGAGCCAGCAACAGCTGCTGATCTTAATGAAACTTCATTAGAAAACGCGATGATCGACATATCACAATTTGTTGATGAAAGAGGCATTAAAGTAAATGTTCAAGCAAGAAAACTAATTATACCACCTCAACTACAATTTGTAGCTGAGAGAGTTTTAAAAACTCCAGGCAGAGTTGGTACTTCTGATAATGACATTAACGCTATGAAACAGATGGGAATGCTCCCTGATGGATATACTGTTAATCATTACTTGACTGACACAGATGCATTCTTTATCAAAACAGATGCACCTAACGGATTAAAACATTTCGTTAGATCTCCTATGTCAACAGGCATGGAAGGTGATTTTGAGACTGGTAACGTTAGATACAAAGCAAGAGAAAGATATTCTTTCGGCTTTAGTGACTGGCGTGGAATCTACGGTTCCCCAGGAGCATAATTCGTTCTTCGAATTTTTAAGGGAGCTTCGGCTCCCTTTCTTTTTTACAGAATAAGGTATATCATTTAGTTCTAGGATATATTAACTTGTTCTACAGACTGACCTAGCAGACAAGCCAAGACGGTAGAACTTATTTCCTTAGGAGGAAATTATGGCAAAATCAACTTTTTCAGGTCCTGTACAATCATTAGCAGGATTTATTTCAGCAGGTAACGCTAACGTAGTTAGTTTAACTGCAGACACAACATTAACAGTAGCAGATCATGCTGGTAAAGTTCTTGTATGTAACGACGCAGACGGTAAATTTACTTTACCAAGTATTGTAGCTACAGCTCCAGGAAGCAATGAAGACCCTAACCAGTCAAATAACTTAGGTGCTACTTTTACTTTTATAGTAGTCACAGCAGCAACAGATATGGATATTCTAACCGACGGCACTGATAAGCTGGTGGGTGGGTTGTATACTGGTGTTACTAACGCTACTGGTAAAACATTTATTTCAGGTGCATCTAACGATGTTATTACAATGAACGGAACAACTAAAGGCGGGTTAGCTGGTAGTATTGTAAAATGTACAGCCATGGCTAGTGCTAAGTATGCTGTAGAAGGCATTATTTTAGGATCAGGAACTTTAGTAACTCCATTCGCAGACGCTTAATAGGAGTAACTTATGGCAGACGCAGTAACCTCAACAACAATTGTTGATGATGATAGAAAAGCGGTTATTCAATTAACTAATACGTCAGACGGTACAGGCGAGTCAGCTGTAACTAAAATTGATGTAAGTGCTTTAGCTACTAGAAAATCAGACGGTGCAACTTGTACTGGTTGTAAACTAGCTAAACTTTCTTACACAACTTTTGGTATGAGTATAAAACTACTTTGGGATGCTACTACAGACACTATCTGTCTAGACTTAAACGAAAACTATAGTGATCAGTTAGATTTTACAGAATTTGGTGGAATACAAAACACATCTGGTTCTGGTAAAACAGGTGATATTAATCTGACTACTACAGGACATGCTAGTGGAGACTCTTACGTTATTGTTTTAACAGTAATTAAAACCTTCTAGTAATGGCTACTTCTGGCACTAAAACGTTTAAGCTTAGTATAGCAGACACTATAGAAGAAGCATACGAACTAGCTGGTCTTGAATTAAGAACTGGGTACGATGCAGAAACTGCAAGGCGTTCATTAAATATTATGTTCGCTGATTGGTCTAATAGAGGTGTTAATCTTTGGACAATAGATCAAAGTAGTACGAGTCTTACTACTGGTACAGCTAGTTATACTTTAAATGCGTATGATATAGATATTGTTTCTGCTATAGTTAAAGTTACTGACAGTAGCGGTAATTCTACTGATTTAGGAGTAGAACGTATAGGTAGAACAGAGTATCTCAATATACCAGATAAAACAATACAAGGCAGACCTACTCAAATCTTTTTGGACAGGCAAACTACTCCTGTACTTAAAGTGTGGCCAACTCCTGATAATGTTTCAACCTATACTATAGTAGCTAACACAATACAAAGGATTGATGACGCATCAGCTTCTAATCAAGACCCTGAAGTACCTTCAAGGTTTATCCCTTGTATGGCTAGTGGGTTAGCTTATTATTTAGCGTTAAAAAAGAACCCAGAAAAAGCTGGTATTATGAAACAGCAATACGAACAAGATTTTCAACTTGCTGCTCAGGAAGACAGAAACAGAGCTTCTTTACATCTTACTCCCGCTAGGAGTTCATATTAATGGCATATGCTGCTGGTAAAAAATCTTTAGGTAGGTGCGATAGGTGTGGTTTTGTTTGCGATTACCTTGAGCTTAAAAAAGAATGGAACAATTTAAAAGTTTGTCAAGAATGTTACGAACCTAAACACCCACAACTCGACCCTATAGTCCATAGGGTGGACCCAGAAGCTCTAAGAGAGCCAAGACCAACAGAACCAACCCCTACTATACATTTAGGTAAAGTTATAGTTTCAAACCCAGTTGATTCTAACGGAGTAAGTTCACCTATCATGTGGGCACAAAACAGTAACACTATAGGCACTCAATTTACAATGATTAAATTAACAGCTACTTTAGGTAGCGTAACTATAGTAACATAATAAAATGAGCTGGACAAAATCTACATTAAAAACCGCTATACAAGACTACATAGAAAGCACAGAAACTTCTTTGGTAAATAACATAGACAATTTTATAGAGAGCACAGAAGAAAGAATTTTAAAAAATGTACAACTAGATGTATTTAGGAAAAACGTAACGGGCACAGGTTCAAGCAGTAATACATACTTAGCTATGCCTACTGATTTTTTAGCACCTTTTAGTTTAGCTGTTATAGATAGCGATAGTAACTACAATTTTTTAAAATTAAAACATGTTTCTTTTATAAGAGATTATCAGCCTTCTACCGCAACCACAGGTACACCTGAATATTACGCAGAGTTTGACCAAGAAAGATTTATTCTTGCTCCTACCCCAAGCACAGGGTTTACTTTTGAACTTCACTATTTTTACAGACCAGCTTCTTTGACCGCAGGTTCCGATAGCGGAACTACTTGGTTATCAGAAAATGCTATGAACGCTATGTTGTATGGCAGTTTAGTAGAAGCTTGTACATACTTGAAAAATTTCGAAACTATTCCAGTTTACGAACAACGATATCAGGAAGCTTTAGCTTCACTTAAAAATTTAGGAGAAGCAAAAGATACTAGAGATCAGTTTAGGTATGATGAAATAAGGAGACAACCTCAAGCATGATAGAAGTAGATACAACAGCTGGGTTAGGAACTATTGGCGTAGCTACAACTAATCTAGGTGGTCACACTCCAGAGTTTTGGGCAGAAAGATGCACAGCTAGGATATGTGGAATATCGGCAGACGCTGCACCACATATACGTCAGCAAGCTGAAGCATACAGACTAGCTATTTATGAACAAGTACTATATCATATTAAACAAGCAATCAACAGTCACGTAGTGACAATGAATGCTGAACTTACAACTCAAGGTCATCAAGAGATGGCTAAGATTTTAAAGGAACTTAAATAATGGCAATATCATCAACTCTCACTACAAGTTTTAAAAAAGAACTTTTAGAAGCCAAGCATAATTTTTTAGCTAGTGGCGGAAATAGTTTTAAACTTGCTTTATACACTAGTTCTGCAACATTAGGAGCTAGTACAACAGCGTACTCAACCACTAATGAAGTTAGTGGAACCAATTATACCGCAGGAGGAGCAGCATTAACAAATGTTAATCCTACTTCAAGTGGTACAACAGGTTTTACAGACTTTTCTGACCTTACTTTTAGTAACGCAACCGTTACTGCTAGAGGTTGTCTTATCTATAACGATACTAATTCAGATAGAGCAGTAGCATCTATTGATTTTGGTGGAGATAAAACATCGACAGCAGGCGACTTTACTATAGTTTTTCCAGCAGCAGCAGCAGACACAGCGATTATACGTATAGCCTAAAATGGCTCAGTACCTAAACGGTTGGGG